TGGGAGATGGCAGATGAGATCAATCAAATTTGTCCGATTGCATATTGGCACCTCTGGGATAATCCACCGTGGCCTGACTTTAATAGTGTTTTGTATGACTCGACTGATTTGATTAATTGTATCAACTATCCCACGTATGAGATGGTTCATGAGAGGTTTCCAGAGAAAACAAATTACATTCCCCACGCCGTGCCACAAGATCTTTTTAAAGAATTACCTTCACAACAAGTTGAAGACTTTAAGAAAAAGCTGTTGGGCAAAGAGCGTCTAGACCACTTCACTGTCCTCTACGTGTCAAGAAATGCCAGAAGAAAGATGACAGCTGATATACTAAAGTCGTGGCAAATGTTCATGAAAGACATGAAAGAAAAACACGGACACCAAAAAGCTTCGATCATAATGCATTGTGATCCACTTGATCCTGAGGGTACTAATTTGCACAGTGTGATAGACATGCTGGGAATTAAAGAAAATGTCGTCTTTTCAAAAGATAGAATTGCCTTTGAAGATATGAATGTGCTCTATAACATGTGTGATACTATTGTCAATAGATCGTCTAACGAGGGTTTTGGCCTCCCTATCTTAGAAGCAAAAATGTGCGGAAAGCCTGTCATCTCTATAAAGACAGGGGGATTGACTAGACAAGTTGAAGATCACTTGACAGGAGAACAGTACGGAATAGGATTGGAACCAGAAGTGAGATCCATGGTGGGTAACTTGATGATTCCCTACATCTATGAAGATTTTATCTCTCACGAAACTTTATCCAAGTCTTTTATGGAGATGTACGAGTGGGGCCCAGACAAGAGAAAAGAAATAGGGAACAAAGCAATGAAGCACGCCCGCAGAGACTACGTCCTAGATGATGTTGTAAAAGACTGGGACGAAAGCTTAACTAAGCTTATCGATACCTGGAAAAAACCTGAGACAAAGCCTGCGCTTTGGGAAATGAAGGTGTTAGATGTTTGAATCTAATTTTTTTACAAATTTCAATAAGAAAAAAGTACTTCTTCGTGGTCCGGCGCTGACTCAATCCGGTTATGGCGTGCATACTAGACAGATCGCACGTTGGTTGCTCTCTAAAGATGTAGACCTAAAAATTCAAGCCATGCCCTGGGGTACTACACCCTGGTTGATAGACGGAAATCTGTGCAATGGTCTTATCGGAGAGCTGATGCAGAGAACTGTTGATCCCTCTGGGCAAAGATACGACGCGACTTTTCAAGTACAATTACCAAATGAGTGGGACACAAGCATGTCCAGCACTAACGTCGGAATATCAGCAGTCGTAGAAACTGATAAATGCAATCCTGCATGGGTGGAAGCTTGTAATAGGATGAGTTCAGTCGTAGTACCTTCAAAGCACTGTCATAATGTTCTTCTTCAGTCTGGGAAATTAGACGTTCCTACGCACGTGATACCCGAGTCTTTTCCTGATGAAATTTTAAGTGGAAAAAAGACTAGAATCACTGACTTAAGTTTTGAGACAAACTTTAATTTCTTGATTGTAGGTCAGATCACAGGAAAGAACGCAGAAAATGATAGAAAAAACATCTTCTATACAATCAAATGGATTTGCGAAACATTTAAGGATGACAAAGACGTTGGTCTGGTCATTAAAACCAACATGGGTCGTAACACAAAGATCGACAGAAACATCGTTGAGAATGTGATTAAGTCTGTTCTATCAGAAATTAGAAAGAAACCTTCACCTAAAATCTATCTTCTGCATGGCGAGATGTCAGACGAAGAGATGGCATCTCTGTACGTTCATCCTCAGATAAAAGCGCTAGTAACACTCACTCGGGGAGAAGGCTATGGTCTACCAATTTTAGAGGCAGCTGCATCTGGTCTTCCTGTGATAGCTACTAACTGGTCTGGGCATCTTGACTTCATGACCAAGGGCAAATTTATTGGAATCGACTACAGTTTAGACAACGTACACCCAACTCGTCTAGATGGAGAAATTTTCATGCCAGGGTGCAAGTGGGCGACTCCAAAAGAGGATGACTTTAAGAAAAAAGTTGTCAAATTTAGACATGCCACTTCAACACCCAAAGAATGGGCACTTGATCTAAAAGAAAAGATAACTAAATCCTACTCATTTGAAGCAGTTTCTAAAGTTTATGATGAAGCTCTTGGAAAATTCTTATGATCATCATAACATGCATATTTGCTGCTCTATTTATTATTTCAACTACTCTATTAGTCAGAACAGCAAGAAATAGCATACAGCTTATTGACAAAATTGATGATCTAGAAGAACAATTAAGTCTAGCGGTTCAAGTTCTCGAGGAGCGTCATAAACGTCTTGAAGCAAAGTCAAAAACAGAAGTTTTTTTTGATGATCCCGTGGTTAAAGAAATTGTAAGAGACATCGCAGACTGTAGAGATGTTGTTGCAAAAATTATTGATAATTTTGAGAATAAAGAGGAACAAGACGAATAGACGCGATAATATAAGCAAAAATTAAGGTTAGTGGTTTTATTAATGACAAAGAACTTAAAAAGAAAAAAGAAGACATCGAGGTCAAAAGAAAAAAAAGGTCAAAATCTAGATGAGACTATTCCGGAAAGTGCAGAAGTTGACACAATTTCTGTCAACGAGCAAACTTTATATCTTGATGTAACTAGTGAAGTTAATGTTATTAATAAGAAAGAAGAAAAAGCCAACTTAAAACTATACTTTAATGAAGATACACATAAAGCAATAGTAGAATTCCAAGTAGAGCAATCAAAGAAAGATAGGGACAAGCTCTACGTAGAGAAGATTATGCCAGCTTTTGAAAAGCTCGTAGAGAATCTAATCAACATCTACAAGTTTACTAGCATGCATGATTCATATGAAGATCTAAAAGTTGATTGCGTTAATTTCTTGTTTGAGACAATTCACAAATTTGATGAGACAAGAGGCACAAATGCATTTTCATATTTCAATGTTGTTGCAAAGAACTGGCTGATTATTAAGACTAAACAGAAATCTCAGAAGATGAAAAAGCTTGTGAGTCTAGATGACCCAGAGAGCTTATCTAGTTACGATACGTGTCTAATAGAAGAATACAATTATCTGCCCTTTAAAGATGCAGGCATGGAATTTGCAAATCGCAAAGAGATAGTTAAGATGCTCTATGACATAAGAATGAAAGCTAAGTCAGAAAATGAATTGTCTTGCATTAACTCTATCATAACTGTTTTTGAAAATTTAGACGATATTGATTTGCTAAATAAGAGCGCAATACTTCTCTACATGAGAGAATTATCAGGTCTCACGCCTAAGCAAATGACAACTACGATGCAAGCGATAAAGAGTTACTATAAAAAGTTGAAGGTAGAATCTTCTAAATCTCAATAATTGTTAACATGAAATCTATTGAAGCTGCAGAATTACTGTTAGAGCAGAAGACCAAAGACTTCTCTGACTTACTCAATCAAATAGACGGTGTTTCTGATAAGAAAAAGAAGCTGTGGAAAGAGATCTATGAAAATGCGGTTGTAGATCGTCAGAACGCTTACGTTCTTTTTTGTTCTTTAGTAAAAATTGTAGAGAATGATAGCACAGAGCACGCCGTGCACGGTAAGACGCTGTCATCTTACATTGAAAAGATGAGCAAATCAAATGATCAGCTAATTAGACTATCTGAATTGATATCTAAAGCAGAAAAAGCTAGTGATGAGATAGACCCAGAAGAGATATTTAGGAAAATAGAAGGTAATTAATGTGGAATCCTAAAGATCTACTACATTCAGTAGACCCTATACAGGGTTTCGTAGAAAGTGGTATACACGGCGGTCATTTTAAGACCGTTCCCTCAACCATGCCTACATTTCGACGCATGGTCGTATTAGACGTCATATCTGATCCTCGTGCAATTTTAGGAAATGATAGAAAAAAGATCGACTATTTTAAAGACGTGCTAGGGGTCTCAAATATACAGTACGCCAATGTTTTACCAAGAAATACAATCGTGGGTCAAATGATCAGGTCTGATCAACCTCCGATGTTTTTATTTCCATTTTTTTCTTCTCACCTTTCGTTGCCTTGCAAACCGGGAGAATGCGTTTGGTCGATGATAGAGGACCCTGAAATAAATCCAATAGACATAGCGTATTGGATATGCAGAATCACTGAGCCTCACATTGCAGATGATGTCAATCATACACATCCATCAAGAGCATCCGACCCTAGTTTTGCAGGAATTGATAGAACTTCAAAGGTCGAACGTTCTAAAAATGATGGCAAAACTAACCCAAGATACGAACTCAGAAATGGAGTAATTAAAGTTAATTACGGTGAAAGAAATGCGGATGTAAACAATCTTCTTGTTACGAATACTGTGCAAGAAGACTACTTTGAACTGTTAGTTACGCAATCAGATAGTTCTCAATTAGTTCAGTTTGAAGCAATCCCAAGATTTAAAAAAAGACCATCAGACATAGTGCTAGAAGGATCTAATAACTCTTTGATCGTTTTAGGCACTGATAGAATTTCTAGTATTGGTACGTTCTCAGAGGGCGGAGATTTTGTCAATGGCCCAAAGCCATCTCTAACAGCTGCTAGTTATTTTACGAGAAGTGCAGGAAGCATAGATCTCGTAGTAGGTAGAGGTCAGACAATCTCAACGTTTGGGCAACAAGTAGCTACAACTTCTATATTAAAATCAACAAAAGACAGCCCGGGTCTTCCTATAAAACAAGAACTTGCAAAAGCTGAAGATCAATTAGTTCCACAAGAAGGTGACTTCGATGTAGTAAATGATCGAAGTAGAGTACAGATATCGCAGAGGACAAAAGTAGACGAAAATTACTCTTTGACCGAGTTTAACTCAGGCGAATTTGACGTGCTAGACTCTAATAGCGGAGATTCAGCTATAGTTCTAAAAACAGACAAGGTGCGTCTCATCGCCAGGTCTGATCTACAATTCATTGTAAAAGGTTTCACCACGGGAACAAATGTTGTCAATGAATCTATAATGAACGAGTCAGATGATAGTGCGAATTGGTCTACAATCATAATAAAAGCAAATGGAGATGTCATCATTAAGCCGTCAGAAAAGGGAATGATAAAATTGGGAGATGACACTGCAGATAGAGCACTATTGTGCACAGACTTTCCAGCTACTTTGATTGATACACCCGCTCAAAAATCAGTAAATCCTGCAACGCCACCGCTTCTTAATACGATGGGAGGAAAATTTGGTGGTACAGGAATACCAACGCAGGGCACATGGGCTAGCAAGATATTAGTGACAGGAGCAAGATAATGCCTGGGATAATGGAAAATGTTGGTATATTAAATGCTTCAGGAAAGCTGACAAAAGAAGCTAAGCGAGCAATAATTGAAAGACTAAATGAGGCTCAAGAAAAGGGTACAGAAAAAACACCCCCTGTTGACAAAAAACACCAACTTCCTGATGACATACTTGATGAAGAAAAATTTCCGGAATTTCACAAAGAGGTATTTGGAGCCTACGAAGGGGCCATTAATTCTCTTAACATGGAGGGAAATTTTTCTTTGCCTCCTCCCTTCGTAGATCCGATAGCGCTTGCAGTTAAGTTAAATCCTCCCATCACAGGTTCTATTAAATTTAACTTTGCAAATCTTCCTTCCATCAATCCCGTCTCTCTTGCGCTGATGCTAGAAATAACACCTCTTGACTTGATGTCTAAGTTAAGTCTGCCACCAAATGATCCTGACGCAATAATAAAACCTCCTCTGCCAAATTTTTCTTTACCAGCTTATGTACCAGATCCAGCCTACTTGAAAGAGATAGCCAACATCAATAGTCTCATAGCGGCACCTGGATTTCCTAAACCCTTTGTTGATAAAATAGAATATGATTTGTGGAAAAGTCCACAGTTTGGAATTCCAAAAGCGTTTGGCGAAGTATTAAAACAGCTTTTGCAGGACCCGGCAAAGATTCTTGGAATGGTAGCGCCTGAACCTAACTTGGATTTTGCAATAGAAGCTGTTCAAAAATCAGGTATATTTGGTAAATCTGATGAAGGTGAAAACACAAAGTCAGCTATTCAACAAGACTTAGCTAAATATGTAGGACAAGCAACAGGAGTTGTCGCACTTGGTATGACTATAGGCGACGGGGGTGTGCCTGGCGCGACGGGTTTGTGTTCAAACAAGATAAAACTTAAAGTCACAAATGTTGAAGCTGAAGTTGTTGAATTTGCTGTGCCTGATGTGGCAGGTTTAAAAATGATTCAAGTAGCCAAGGCATTTCTATCATCACCAGCAGGTTTAAGCACGCCCGGAGCATCTTCTGTAGGATTAAGCAGCATAGGAGATCCGGGTGCTAGTTTTCCAAATTTCATACTTGCAAAAGGCTATAAAAAAGAAGTACCTGAAAAAACTGAGTACGGAACAATTGCTACAACTTGCGGCCTATTGACACCAACTATGATAGACGTTCTGCTAGGTAAAGGTTGGGACTCCGCAAATGGGGGCGAAGTTGATATTACAGGCAAACCGGCATCGTCTAAGCAAGCACCTTCACCAATAAAAGAAGCGCAAGAAGCAGGTCAACAGAATACACCTAAGCTTGATGGAAAAGGTACAATCATTCCAAAAGGACCAGTAGGATGCATGATATTTGGCAAGCTTTTAAGAGCATGGGTGCCGTCGGGCGGAGGAAGGCAACCTAGTGCAGGCGACATTTATTTCGTCGGTTCCGGTGGATCAGTAGATCATACGGGTGTAATAGTAGGCGGCGACACGCTAGGTTCTGCAGTCACAGGCAATATAATCTTGACAGCAGATGCGGGTCAAGGAGCAGCAGGTGTACCGAAAAATACAAATATTGCAATTGGAGACGAAATTACTGTAAAGGGTAAAAAAGTAAAGCTGACTGCAGGAAATACTAATGACGCGGATGTTCAAGAAGCATTAAAAAAATTAGCTACTGGTGTGCCTGCTGATCAACAGCATGGCTGGTTTAGAAAATCTTGGCATCCTGGCACTAATGAATCAGGCAGTGCACAAATGGCAGGAAACTTTGGAGAAGGTGCTAATCAAAAAGTCAAGAGTGGTAAACCACCTCGGCCAATACCCGGGTGGATTAGCGTCTCTAAGCTTCTCAAAGTATTGGGCGGCTGTGTTCCAAATGGCACAGCTGATCCTGCGGAACAAGTAAAATTCAAGAGGTGGGTGGAAGATGCATATACTCTATCTTGGAAGGCGGGCAGCAATAGTCCCATCTATCAAGCAGGAATAGTTTTTGATGAGAAAACCCCAGAACCTTATTATCATGCATTTGGCAATCCTGATCAAGCCAGAGGCACTTACAATCCATAAGTTCTTAATACGTGATAATTAACTCAAATGGCAACTTATAGTTTCAAGAGCTCAGGTAAAACTTTGGAGCAGAGAGCAGTTGAAGCTCTCAACTCGTCTAGAATACCCTTTGGAATAAAAACTCCCATGGAATTAGGATCTACAGGCGAGGGGTTGATTGCCATGAATTACAACCTAGGTGATCAATTTGCTGATAATCTTAGAAATCTACTACTAACTAACTGGGGAGAGCGGTTAGGTGTCTACGACTTTGGTGCTAATTTGAGACCTCTCACGACAGAATTTACATCTCAAGAAGATTTTGATAATGAAGCTATCGAGAGAATTAGAAATGCCGTTACTCGTTGGATGCCGTTCGTTACTTTAAATACTTTTGAATCAGTCATTGATAGAACAGAAAATAAGAACACAGCAGTCATTAAGATAAACATCACTTACAGCATACCCGCAGTTGAGCAAAACAATAGATCATTACAAATTGTTTTGTATGTAATATGATTTAGCGTCTATTTATTGACGCTGGGGTGACATCTAATGGCATTTACGGATAACAAAGAAGCATTAAAGACCATACGCCAGAGGAATTACCTGGCTAGAGACTTTGACGGTTTTAGGAGAGTATTGCTTGAATATGCACGGCAATACTACCCAGATAGAATAAAAGATTTTTCTGAAGCATCCCTGGGTGGTCTGTTTTTGGACATGGCAGCCTACGTTGGTGATAATCTTTCTTTCTATTTAGATCATTTATACACTGAGCTAAATCCGGACACTGCAATTGAGACTAAAAATATTGAACAAGCGCTCCGCAATGCAGGAGTAAAAGTAGTGGGTGCTGCCCCAGCTCTCGTTTCCATAGACTTTTATATAGAAGTTCCGGTCTTAGAAGACCTTTCACCTGATCCTACGCTTTTGCCAACCGTTCAAGCTGGCACTATTGTCAAAGCAGACAACGGCACTTCTTTCATTTTAATTGAAGATGTTGAATTCTGGCAGGTCAATGCTGAGTCATCAGCTATTGAGCTAAACACCGACGTAGAAGTTTCTAACGGCAGAAGGCTCAACAACGTGATAGTGTCTAAGATTCTTAAAAAGTCTGGATTGTGCTCTTCGGGTGTACAAACTTCAGAGTCTGTACAGGTAGGTGCTTTTACACCATTTAAAAGAGTAACTCTACTAAATCCAAATGTGACAAGCATCATCTCAGTATCCGACTCAAACGGAAATATTTACTATGAAGTTGATGGTCTCTCACATGACGTCGTATATCAGAACACTGTAAACGTCACTCAGCGGGACGTTTACGCAAAAGATTCACTAAGGGTGATTCCTGCGCCCTATCGCTACATAAGTAGAACTTCACTGGATGATAGAACTACTACTCTGGTTTTTGGCGGTGGAACAGCAGATTCTCTTGACGATGATGCAATTCCTGATCCCTCAGAATTTGCCATACCACTCAGATATAAGCAAACATTTTCAAGAAGAGCTGTAAATCCTCAAAGACTTCTTCAGACTACTACACTGGGCGTTGGGCCTCAAAATACAACACTGTCAATAGTGTATCGTCATGGCGGAGGTTTATCGCACAATGTGCAGATCGGCACGATTCGAAGCATAGTCACGTCTAATGTAATATTTCCAGAAAATCCAGATTTTTCACTACAAAAACAAGTAAGAACATCATTAGAGGCGTTCAATTCCTCACCCGCGTCAGGAGGAGAAGACGCGCCTTCTTCTGATGAACTTTTGGCAATAATTCCTACGCTTAGAAGCTCTCAGGAAAGAATCGTTACAAAAGAAGATCTCTTAGCTAGAGTCTACACAATGCCTTCTAACTTCGGTAGAGTGTTTCGTGCTTCTGTGTCAAATAATCCAAATAATCCTCTTGCTTCTAGACTACACGTTATTTCTAGATCACCTGAAGGCAGACTCATTCAGTCTTCAGATGTTCTCAAAATAAATCTTAAACGCTACCTTAACTCTTACAGAATGATTTCAGATGCAATTGATCTTCTTGATGCAGAAGTGATAAATCTTGAAGTATACTTTCAGATCATTGCAGATCCCAGCTATAACAAGACGACTTTGTTAAAAGACATAATAAGATCTATTCAGAATCAATTAAATATAAAAAATATGCATATAAATCAGCCGATTGTTAGATCTGATATTACTACAACAATTCTGTCCCACAGAGGAGTTCTAGCAGTTGACAATGTGACAGTTTCTAACTTATATGGTATTGTGAAAAATAGACAATATTCTTCAAGCACATTTGATGTGAAGGCAAATACTAGAAATCAGATAATTTATCCACCACCGGGAGGAATATTTGAAGTACGTTATCCTGAAGCAAACATAATTGGTAAGGCAATTTCAAATGTATAGAACTCTCAAATCTGACAAAGACACATACATTACAAATAAAGTCATCGCTTCCAAATCAAGAGTTTCAGGTAACGTCGGTCTGGCAGGCACACTTGATTTGTTTAAATTGCACGATCAAGCCCCAGATAGCTCCGGTATAACGGATGAGATTTCTAGAATATTGATTCACTTTGACCTACAGACTTTAAAAGATCTTTGGTTCTCAGGCAGCGTAGATATTGCAGACGACTCATTCTTTTGTCATGTTTCTCTAAAAGATGTCTACGGTGGACAACCAACACCCAGCGATTTTACAGTCAGCGTATTTCCGCTCTCAGCATCATTTGAAGAAGGCTTAGGCAAGGATTTAGTTTATTATTCTGATGTAGATGCGTCTAATTGGCTTTCTTCTTCCAGGGGCACGCTGTGGAATTCTGAAGGCTGTAGTTCTGGTGGAGGTTCCACTCAAACTTGTGATTACATCACCGGGTCTCTATCGATTAGCAACACCGAAGTAAAACAAATTTTTACCAAGGGCACTGAAGACTTGCTTGTTGATGTCACATCAATAGTGTCTGCTACACTGACAGGTGAACTTCCCGATAGAGGATTTCGAATAACCTACTCAGGATCTATTGAGACGGATTCAAACACTTACTTTGTTAAGCGATTTGCTAGTAGACATGCCTATGACGAAACAAAGCACCCAAGACTAGTTTTTGGATTTGACGATTCTATCACAGACGACACACAAAATCTTACGTTTGATACTGACTGCAAGATCAACTTATACAACTACATAAAAGGCGATCTAATTAATCTAAAATCGGGTAGCAGTGAATTAACAGGTTCAAACTCTTTGAAATTAAAACTTGTGACAGAGACTGGTGGATTTTCTCTTACCTTCTCTGGCTCTCA